GGGCGCTTTATAGCACCCTACACCCGTAGGCGTCAACAGCCGTAGGCTACGCCCGTATAGACCAAGGGTGGCCGAGATGGACTGGAACGAATTCTTTGAGAAAACGCGCAAGGCGGCTGACGTCGAGAGCTTCTCGAAACTAGCGCCAATGCTGGGAATAACGGACGGGGCTATCGGCCACTATCGACAGGGCCGACGCGTGCCCCAGGTGTGGGTAGTCGCTGATGCCTTACGCATTCAAGGCCATCCGGAGCCGGAAAAAGCGGCGATTCAGATAATGAGGCAGGCAGCGCTCACATCGCCGGAGCGCACATTCTGGAAGCGCCTATCAGCAACGGCCATGACCCTAGCGATTGGGATAAGCCTCACCTCCCCTGCGCACGTACAGGCGGCGGAAAAAGGTGTTTCGGCTGCACCGTTTATACATTATGCGAAATGGCTGATGGGCCGGCTCCGATGGGTGTGGCTCTGGATCTCTTCTCACCTACCATCCCGGCCTCCTAAGGATTCGGGGGAAATTGAGGCATGAAGCATGACCCGCACGAACGTATCGAACTGACCGGCCCTTGGGCCGGTTTCGGTTTTCAGGCCGGACATATGTGGACGCCTGAGGGCCACACGCTCTATCCAGAAGACATGGTCTGGTGGTCGCTGACCTGCAACATTGCTCGGGAATGGCGCTTGATGATGGAAGCAAGCCGACCTGGTGGCCACCTGGTCGAGGACTCTGGAAACCGTTGCAGCACAAGCGATTCCAAAGTGGTCTTGCTGCAGGACGTGCTCCGGCGCCGTAAAGAGCGGTCTGCAGGAGGTGGCGACGCGAGGTTCGCCGACCGGGCAACAGTGGTCCGGGCAACCAGAGGGCCTTCTCGGCATCGGCGCGGGTGAAACGCCAACGTAGGGGCCGCCCGCCCCTACACCCCGGCTACAATCCGCGCAGGAAGAAATCAGGGGGATTCATGGATCGAGAAGAACCAAAACTGGGAAAAAAGGTCGAAGTGACCGATCTGGAATTCAGGCCACGGAGCTACAGAGGGCCGACCCGCCGACCAGAGAACGACTCAGCCATGTGGTTGAAAATAGCGCTCTGCGCTGCAGCCTTGATTTTGATTGCCATGGGGTTGATCGAATGGAACGCCCGGCGCCAGGCAGCGGCAATATCGGCGGAACTCACGCGACCGATGACAGCAAGGGAAGAAGCTCGCTTTAAGGCCGAGCTGAAACGCTGGGAAGCCGAAACGCAGGCAGAAACGGCAAGGGAATTGGCTGAGCTACAACGGCACATAACGGTAGAGCCGCAGCCACGCTATGCACCAAGAGCCCCACTAATCCAAGGACAACGTTGCATTCAAGGCCGACGGTTTGAGCGAATCGAAGGCGGTTGGCGAGATCTACCGCATGACCCTTGCTAATTTCGTGATTCATCACGAAATAAGGGCAAGCAATGCCAAGTGAACCACATAATAAGCATAGAACCCCAGTCGCGTCCGCCTAACGACCGGCAACCTACGAAACGGATCAGCCACCCAGAGGATCAGCGGCAGCGCCGCGAAGGCCCACGGATTGCTGTTGTACACGCACAACGGTGCGAAAGCAGCGACAGCCAGCCAGAACCGACCGACTGCAACCCATATCGCGCCATTGCCACGGACAACATTCGGCGACTTGAAGAACCACCACCATGCGGCTACCAGAACGATGCCGGACCACTGGTAATCGACAAACAGCGGAACAATGCCAGCCAAGCCAACCAACGGCCACCAGCGTCGATTCTGGAGGCTCCAACAGCATGCAGCGGCCAATGCGAAGGTCAGCAGCACATTCAACGGAAGCCAGTGACCGAAAGCCCAAGCGTGCACCGGTTGGGCAATGAGACCCCACATCGCGAGACGTTTAATCGATTTCGCATAATCAGCACCCGGCTGTGCCAGGTTGTACGCCATAACCAAGGCGAAGATCGGGAATGCCAAGCGTCCGAGTTCAGACACCACGGGAACGTAGCCGCCCGCCAGCACTTTTACCGCGTGATCGCCAGTCATAAGTACCAAGGCGATCCATTTCAATAATTCGCGGCCCGAACTGCTCATAGCGCGGCCTTCGGTGCAGCGATAGAAACGCCCGGTACTGGCTTCGCGACCCGCTCGGGACTTGTTGCTACCGACTCAATCCGGTTGGCAACATCGCGCTCAAACTGCTGCCTATACGGGTTATACGGTTCACCACGACGTGCAACGAATCGGCAGGTATGAATGTCGAGCTCGTAGTAGCTGCCCTGCTCCGTAATGCAAGTGCAGGTGTGGTCGATGTGCTTGCCTGTGCTATCCGGACCGGGATTGCTGGACATGCAGAACAAACGGGGATCAGAAACTACATCTCTTCCATCGAAAACTTCTGCTGTCCACGGCATCGTGCCGAACCGGGGCAGATGTTGCTTTGTATAGTCCGCGCTATCGCGAAAGCGTTTTTCCTTTTTCTCACTCCCCTGCCCCATGCCTGCGGCTTGGCTCGACTCGGCTTGCGCCGAGTTCGAGCTCGCGCCGCTGTGCTTCTTGGACATGTGATCAGGCTTTAGCCACGAGTAGGCGAAATATGCCGCCACCACAGCTGCTACAAACAGCACCGGCAGCATCAACACACGGAACGGAATCTTCCTCTTGATCGTGTGTAGCGTGGCGCTCTTGTAATCGTCGAAATGCTCTTTAGGAAGCATTCGGGTTTTCTTTATCGCTGCCTCTCGCCTCGGCAGTGACTTCACATCCTCGCAAAGCTCTTGCCAGGTGTAGACGTCGATCAGTTGCGTACCGAACCGACGCACCACGTGATGATGGTTCTGTATAAGCGACCGAGCGAACGGAAACAGCTGCACGGGCATCTGCGTCGTCCACACGAAGTCGATGCCTCGATGTCGATGCTCGGCCAATGCCAGGACGTGCGCAGGTGTCGATTGCCGCGTTGCGTCTTGAAGGTGACCAAACCACTTCCAAGCCTCATCGACAAAGATCAATGATCCATCGGGAATGCGGTGCGCATGAAGCATGCCATCACCGTGACAATCGCAGGTCGCATCGCCATTCGGGTCGTGATCATTCCACCTACGCGGGTCATCCAAGATCGTGGCTACACCTTCGCGTAGCCCATCGATTCCCGCAGCAATGATTGGACGCTTTGCGGCCTCGGACTCCTTCATTAGACGCTCTACCATTAGCAGCGTCTTTCCATTGCCTGGCAGGCCGGTGAACAGTTCTATAGGCATTACGGAGTAGCTCCAAAGCCGCGCTTAAAGAGGAACAGCCGCCCTTGCATGATCGCGTGCTTCGCGACAATGGCGGAGATGATCATGGTGATCGCACGATCAAGGTTGAGCATGCCGGCCCATTGCATAGCGATCGCGCCTAACTCACCACCAGCAGCGCCAGACTGCGAGAACTGCTTTAGCTGATTGATCGTGGGCTCGATCACAAGCTTGATTGTCCCGAAGTTGATGCCGAGCCAGACGAAAGCCGAGCTGATGAACAAGCCAAGCCTGCTCTTGAACAACCAACCGATGCCCCGAATTACCTGCGGCCAGAACGCTCTGAATGCCTGACCGATTGCGGCCAGAATTGTGGGGACTAATGCAGCGAGCCATGCGGGCATTTAAGCGCTCCCAGCTGAAGACATGATGCGAAGCGAAAGCAGCGCGGCCATGATCATCACCAGCCAGCCGCCGAGGGCCATCCAATTACAGAACGGTCCAAGGTCAAACGTGATGGACTTCCCCATAAGATCGATGGACGGTGGAGATGGGCAACTTCGCGACCATCCGAAACCACTGTCATCCAATCCATCCGCACCGGGAATACCGCCTTCCTGACCTCCCTCAGAGCCGTCAGTAAAAGCGTCTCCTGGCTCACCTTCCCCGTTCACCCCTAAAGCAGATTCCAAGGCGCTATCGCCGACGCCGGAGGTGTCAGGTACAGGGGTCGTACCCTGCCCCTCACCGTCGCCGTTTAGGCCTTTTCGCGCTAACTCTTCTACAGCGCAAGCAGTGCGCCATTGCATGATCAGCTGCGCATGCTCCATGGCCTTGCAGCTCTCGCCCGTGCACACAGGCATGCTTCCACACATGCCACCGGCAATGTTCGTGTTTCTACGAGTGTTGCAATCTATGCGCCACTGGATCCGCGCTTGACCACACATGATTGGATCACCGGAGCAAGTGGGAGGGACATTGCAGTTATCGCCGCCGGAGAACTGCTTGCCATCCTTGTTGTTCTTGTCGTCGTTAGGGTCTTGATCGGAATCAGGTACGCCATCGTTATTAGCGTCAATCTTGCAGGTTCCGTCTTTTCCCTTTGCCATGCCACTACCGCATTTGCTCTTGTCGGTCTCGTCATCTTGCTTGCACATGCCGTCAAGACCACGAATAGTTCCCGCGGCACAGTCCTCATCCTTCTTTACGCATACGCCAGAAGAATTCAAGACGTGCGTGACAGGGCATTCGTCATTGCTCTTGCACTTGCCATCAGGCGTTGATGATTGCCCTGCCGGACACTCAGTATTTATGGGCTGACAGACGCCCAGGTAACCATTCCAAACCCAGGTTGGCGGCGTCGAGCCCCCTCCGTTCTTCGCGTTGCACTCTTCCTTCCCTTTACTGGGATTACAGACAGCTCCCGTAAAATTGACCATGGTCGTCTCGCGGCCCTGAGAATCAGCACCCATCCATGTGTATTTCGCTTCGCACCCGTTATTGCAACGGGTAGAACCACCTGGAGGCAGGAATAGCGTTGACTGAGCGGGGCGAGACGAACAGCCTCCGCCTGCCCCCCAAGTGAATGATGCTTGGATTCCAGCGCAGCCAGCCTCTCCACCATTAGTCTGTGCAACACCTTGCCATTGGCCGGCACAAATGTTGTGGTTGAACCGCGTGGTTTTGGGCGACCATCCCGGCCCTTTGGCAGTTGCACAACGCTGAGCAGCATCTGCCGCCGCTGCGTATGCCTCACCCTCGGTGGCAAAGCTGCAAGATGACTGCGCACGCGCCGTACCAATTCCCACCCACGCCAATAAACTCGCGACAACTAGAACAGCAACACGACGCGCAAGCGCATTGGCGAAGATGCGAGCAAGCCACCGCATCAGTCAAAATCCACGAAGATGATCATCAGCGCGACAACCCACGCGCCCAATACAATCCAACCTTCCATCACACGCCCCTATAAGTTGGGCGGGAGGGTATCGGCCCTGCCCGCCCAGGTGGTTACATCGCGCGACGCACCCACTTGTAGACCTTGATGCCTACGTGGACCAGCAACACCGCAGCGCCGATGCTCGCAATCGGGCCAGCCGTCGCTTCGATAGCGCTAACCACGGTTCCCACGTCCACGCCGCCACCACCGCCGCCAGCGAATGCACTGCCAGCGGCAACGGATGCCGTACCAACACCGGCCAGTGCCGGCAGCTTGCCCTTGAGGGCAGTAACGAAGTTCTTCTTCATGTGTAGTCCTCCTAGGACTGTTGGAGATGCTTGCGAACAAGCCGGAACGCGAACGCTGTAGCCCACAGCAGCGCGATGCTGCCACCGATGGCGTGGGCCCCCTCAACCGTCAGTTCCGGCAGTAGTGACGACTGAGGGATCCAGATAACTTCCGTGCAGGTCCCCGCTCCCGGGCTCAAATCGGCTTCTCGACAGGCGGGGATCAGCACGGCCATGGGTTACGCCGCCCGCGCAGGAGCGGCTTTTGCAGCACTCAGTACGAGGCGGCCGAGTTTCAAGTCACCGAACTGGTTGACGTTGAGCGCGTCCTCAAGGTCACAGCTGTACTCCCCAGCGGGATACGCATCTGCGCTGCCGAGATCGAGCTTGATTCGCTGCCGGAACTTCGGGCATTCGGCGATCGCTTCCTGCGTGCGGATCACGCCCGAGCGGTTATCTTTACGCCAGTTCTTTTCCTGGACTTGGGTGCTGGTGATGGTGACTTTCATTGATGGCTCCAGATTGGATAGTGATGGCCTATGCAGCTGCTTCGATGTACTCGGAGAGCTGGGTTCGAACGTGGCCGTGTAGGTCGCCGACGAAGGACTTGTATCGACCGGGGCGACCTTGCCGGGCGATGTACTGCTTGATCAGAGCGATGCCGTTTTCTTCGCCCAGAGATTCGAGAACCAATTGCAGGGCTGTGCCTGCTTGGTTGTAGAGGAAGCGGAGCATTGCCTTTGCAGATGCGTTAACCATCTGGTGCTTAAGGTCGAAGCGCTCGCACTCACCGATGACGTATGCAGCAAGCATTGGATACGCGCCGCCGAAGTACTTGCCGGGGTTGCCCAAGGCATCCAGATCTAGATCCATGCGCTTCGCATACAGGCGCAATTCGCAGCGGGTGTGGGAGCTGTCGGGGTCACCGAGCTGCTTGCCCTTTTCGTACACGTTGAGCTGCTTGTGGCCTTTCTGGCCGACGTACAACGAACAGCCCTTATTGCTGCCCATGTCATCGACCCAGCGACCTTCTGGCGGGCGACCGTTCATTGTGAATTCCCCGGTGATATAGAGATCGTGGAAGTGATGGATATCGAAGGTTTCGCCCGTCAGATCATCGATAGCGATGTCCAGACGTGAGAGGTGGCCATCTAGGTCGCGGGCAATACGCTCGACGTAGCGCCAGTTGGGAACGTGCTGGCACCCCTGCCCTGTCAGGCTGATGCAGTACTCACCATCTGCGGTCATGCCGATTTTTCCGCAAACGCTGGAAGTTTCATCAATGAGCGTTGCGCTGTAGTCGTAACGGAAGTTCCACAGCTTTTCCGTCATCGGCCCGCAGATGATCGACCGGGACGTGCCGAAGACGTAAGCGAGCACTTCTGCGGGAGGCATTTTTTTGAAGGTCTTGACGGCCTTTTCAGCGTCAAAGACCAAAGTGCAGAAATCGATAATGGGGGCCGTGAGACTGCTGCCCTTCGGAGACTTTTGGCCCGTGTTACTGCTCGGGCCAACCAGCGCTGCTGGGTCTGCGGCTTCCTGCTGATTGCGGGCTGCGTCCGGTGAAAAGGGGTGTGCTACAGCGGCAGCACAGCCCCAGAAGGCACGCTCGCGGGCATTGATGGAGGGGGCTGCGTCAAGCATCAGCAGAGCCCTCTGCGTAGACCACAGTGCGACTGGTGCCGAGAACGGAAACGACGCGATAACGACGGCGACCGCGCAGGAGGCGGTTCCACCACTGGACGCGAGCGATTGCGTAAGCCAGGTCATCGCCGTAGCGGCACTTAAGCAGCCAAGGGCCATCACCGATGCGCTGCTCGATCCAGTAGCAGAGCTCGGGAAGGACACGCAGCGCTTCGACTTCGGCGTCGAGGTGGGAAAGTGCCTCAGCCACGGCGACTACCCGACCGCAGCCAAAGAACATACAGCGCGAAAATCACAGACCAGAGGAAGGCCCAAGGCAGGTTGTCGATGGCGAAATCAACCACGGCGCACCAACCTGTAGGTAGTGCGAAGCACGTCGCCGCGAGCCTGGGCAACCATGCAAGCGGCGCGGTACGCGGAATCAGCACGCGAAGCACGGCGACGGACTACCCAGCGGATCAGGCCGACCACGCCAAGCGACAAGGCCAGCAATGAAGCGAACAATGCGATGACGGCAGCTGTGTGCATGTGCATCCCCTCCCCTACCCGTGACCCGGCCCCCTGCGGGTACAGGGGGTGGGGTCGCCTACGCATGTAGACGACGGGCGCTTTATAGCCCCCTACACCCGTAGGCGTCAACAGCCGTAGGCTACGCCCGTATAGACCAAGGGTGGCCGAGATGGACTGGAACGAATTCTTTGAGAAAACGCGCAAGGCGGCTGACGTCGAGAGCTTCTCG